CGATACCAAAGCAAAATTTTATAACGCTATTCATACGCAACCGAATATCGCTGTTGCTAAGCGTGCTTTCTCTGACCTGGCTAATACACCTGGTACTGCTATTTCTGCTCATCCTACTGATTATTCGCTCATTGAAATTGGAGTTTTCAATGACGAAACTGGCGTGATCGAGCCTTGCGATCACATTAATTACGGCACTGCCGATCAATATCTCATCTCTAAGGAATAAATCATGCAAATGAATGGTCATTCAAATCCTTCTGTCATGACTCACACTTTCAGCCAGGTACCAAAGGCTGAAATTCCTCGTTCTTCTTTCGACCGTTCTCACGGTCACAAAACAACTTTCGACGCTGGCCAACTTATTCCTATCCTCGTCGATGAAATGCTCCCTGGCGATACGTTCAACGTCAATATGACTGGCTTCTCTCGCCTGGCCACTCCTATCTTTCCCATCATGGATAACATGTATATGGACACGCAGTTCTTCTTTGTGCCCATTCGTCTTATCTGGGATAACTGGCAGCGCTTTAATGGTGAACAACGTGATCCTGGCGACTCTACTGATTACCTGGTGCCGCAAATTACTTCACCTTCTGGTGGTTATGCTTTTAACTCTATCTTCGATCATATGGGCATCCCACCTGGTATCGCTGGTATTGAGCATTCGGCTCTCTTTCTCCGCGCCTATAACCTCATCTGGAATGAGTGGTACCGCGACCAAAATATGCAAGATTCTTTGCCTGTTCCACGTGGCGACGGTCCTGATGCTCCTGCTGATTACACTCTTCAACGTCGTGGTAAGCGACACGACTATTTCACTTCTGCACTTCCCTGGCCACAGAAAGGCCCTGGCGTAACTATCCCTTTAGGTGGCTCTGCGCCTGTAACTACAAATGCTCCAGTCGGTCAAGGTATCTCTGTCCAATTCCCTGACAATTCCAATCACGGTATCTCTGTCGCTGCCTTTGGCTCTGGTGCTGTTCCTATTGCTGCTTCCTATCCGAATGGTCTTCTTTATGCCGATCTTTCCGAAGCTACTGCCGCTACGATTAATTCACTTCGTCAAGCATTCCAAGTTCAAAAAATCTTCGAACGCGACGCCCGTGGTGGTACCCGCTATACAGAAATTATCCGCGCCCACTTTGGCGTTACCTCTCCCGACGCACGACTTCAACGTCCCGAGTATCTCGGTGGTGGATCGTCCCCCGTCAATATTTCTCCGATCCCGCAAACATCTGCCACTGACTCTACTTCGCCTCAAGGCAATCTGTCTGCTATGGGCACCTCCGTTCTTCGCAATCACGGCTTTACTACTTCTGCTACTGAGCACGGCATTATTATTGGTCTGGTCTCTGTTCGAGCCGATCTGACCTATCAGCAAGGCCTTAACCGTATGTGGTCTCGTCGCTCTCGCTTCGACTTCTATTGGCCTGCTCTCTCGCACATTGGTGAACAAGCTGTCCTTCGTAAGGAAATCTACGCAAATGGCAACGACGCTCAAGACAATACGGTCTTCGGCTATCAAGAACGCTATGCCGAGTACCGTTATAAGCCTTCGAACATCAGCTCTATATTCCGCTCAACGGCCCCTCAATCCCTCGATGCCTGGCATCTCTCGCAAGAGTTCGAAAATGCGCCTGTTCTAGGCCCTGACTTCATTGTCGAAAATCCACCGGTTGACCGTGTAATCGCTGTTCAAACTGAGCCGCAATTTATCTCCGACTTCTTCTTCAAAATGCGCTGTGTACGGCCTATGCCTATCTACTCCGTACCTGGCTTAATGGATCACTTCTAATGGAACTCACCGACTCTGATCGTATATTCCTGGACATGGCATTTGTCTCGATACTTTCGTTTCAATTCCATCCCGCTAACCATGCTGCTGTCACTGACGAGGCTCTTGACTATGCTTTATCTATCGCCGTCTTGGCTCTTCAAAAACGCAACGCTTTTATTGGGGGGTAATATGGCCTGGATGGGTGCCGCTATTGCTGGCGGCGCCTCCCTTTTGGGAGGCATGATGTCTAACAAGTCCAATGCCAAACAGGCCGAAATTGACCGTGAATGGCAACGTGAAAACGCCCAAAATGCTCACCAATGGCAAGTGGAAGACATGCGTAAAGCTGGTCTGAATCCCATCTTGTCCGCTACTGGTGGCTCTGGTGCGAAAGCCTCTGGAGGATCATCCCTTGGTACACAATCCGACGCTATCTCGCCGGCTGTCTCATCTGCTATCGCGGCTCGCCGCAATTCGCAGGAAATGGACAATATGAAAGCCGCCGAAAAACTCACTCAACAGCAGGAAAAAACATCTCGCGAGCAGGAGCTAAATTATCTCCAGGACACTGATATGAAGGCCCATCAATCAGGCCTTCTTCAATCCCAAACTGCTACTGAAATGGCCCGCACGATGACCGAACTCGAAAAGGCTAAAACTGAGGTCACTCTGCAAAATTATCACCAGGCTCAATCTTCATCTGCTCGCGCTCTGGCTGGTAAAACTACCCAGGAAACACGTTCATCTAAAGTCACCGCCGACCTGGATGAAAAAATGCGAGCTATCGAGCGAATCATCCAAGCTGGCGAAGGTGCTTCATCTGCTGTTCGCAATATTCTTCCTGGTATCAAGCTCAACAAAACTTTCCCTGGGAAAAAATAAATCGACCGTCTCAATTTCGGAACGAAATTGGGACGGAACCTTCCTTTCAACTCTTCACCTATGGAGTGAACAATGTCTCTCTCTTACACCGACTCAACACAAATCAATCTTCACAAAAGCCCCGAGGAAGTCCCTATCCTACGTACTGCCTATGGCCCTAAGCTCCGCGTATCGCTTCACTGCGATCACAAACTCGATCTAACTTCCCAGGAGTTCAAGGAAGAATGCGATATCAACACGCTCATGGCTAAATTCAAGGATCCGCAACTGATCCCGTTCCAGAATCGTCATCAACCTCAATACGGCGACTTCACTGGATACGAATTCAACGAAATGCAAGACAAAATCGTTGAAGCTCGAAATATGTTCGCCGACCTACCTGCAAAAGTGCGGGATCGCTTCAATAATGATCCCGCTAAATTCCTGGACTTCTTCAATGATCCAGAAAATGCCCAAGAAGCCGCCAAAATGGGCCTCCTTGCCCCTAAAAAGGAGGAACCAATACCTACCCCTACCCCAGAGCCTAAAAAGGCTCCTGAGGGCTCTAAAGAGCCCGCCCCAAAAGCCGATTAAATCGTCCTGGCACAGTTACTGCCCTTGTTGTAACTGTGCCAGTTGACACCAACCGGATTCAACTCTTAAACTGAAGTCCCTAAATCGTTTTTCTAAGGAAATAATCATGGCCAAACGTTCACGTATGTCTGCCAAGTCCTCGCGCAAGCTCTTCACAAAAACGGCATCGCGTTCACCGAGCAAAAACTTCAGTCCTGCCCCTATGCGTGGTGGTATTCGTCTCTAATCATGCCCTGCTATTCACCCCTGAAAGGATGGATGGACCGAAATGGAAAAATTACCTTCAATGCTTCTATGGCATACAAAGACACCACGAAGGAGGTCTCTTGCGGCCAATGTATTGGCTGCAAACTCGACCGCTCTCGTGAGTGGGCTGCTCGATGCGTCCATGAGGCGCAAATGCATGAACAGAATTGTTCTATCACACTCACATATGCACCTGAGCACTTACCTCCTGAAGGATCGCTCGATCCGACTCACACCACGCTCTTCCTCAAGCGCCTGCGTAAGCACATTACCCCCCACAAAATTAGTTATCTCTACTGTGGAGAATACGGCGACAATCTCGATCGACCGCACTATCACGTCCTCTTATTCGGATACGAATTCCCAGACAAAAAGTTTTATAAAAAATCTAAGTCTGGAGATGATCTCTACACTTCTGACTTACTTGAAAAACTGTGGGGACTTGGAAATTGTGCAATTGGTGATCTCACCTTTGACTCAGCGGCCTATGCGTGCCGCTATTCACTCAAAAAAATTACGGGCGATTCTGCTCCAGACCACTATCGAGGGAAGCTCCCTGAATTCATCAGAATGTCCACCAAGCCTGCACTTGGCGCTCGTTGGTACGCCAAATACGGGGTACAAACACATCGACATGACTCTATGGTCGTCAATGGAGCAATACAGACACCGCCGCGATACTACGACAAACTTCTCCGGCGATCTGACCCCGAGCACTTAGAAAATCTGAAAAAAATTCGCACTGCGAATGCAGGGCAGTACCGTGTCCGTCCGGTCGACGGACAAAAAAAACTCACGACTGAACAACGCCGTGAGCAAACTATGAACCGCTCTAAAAAACGCCTGGCTGTCCTGGAAGAATCAGCCCAGCTTAGAGCAAAACTTTATAAGAGGAACCTCTAATGTTACATCCTGTTTTCTGCATCTACGATACCAAAGCAAAATTTTATAACGCTATTCATACGCAACCGAATATCGCTGTTGCTAAGCGTGCTTTCTCTGACCTGGCTAATACACCTGGTACTGCTATTTCTGCTC